GAAGCTGTGGCTGATACACCTGTAATTAATTGTGGGATATCTAATTGATCTGGAACTGATGCTGTTGCAGATACACCTGTTAATGGTACACCTATTTCAAGTGTAAGTGATCCAACACTAGATGTTGCTCCAATACCAATTAAATTTTCAATTCCTTCTTCAACACTACCCCAACCATTTTCACCCCAATCAAGAGTACCCCAACCAGGTCTAACTTCTACTGTTGGTGCACCAACTGCTGATGTAGCTGATAAACCAGAAAGAGCTACAACTGGGGCGTCACCATAAGCTTGTGATCCCCATCCAAGACGACCCCATCCTTGTACAACTATATTTGTATCTCCCCAATCAGCTTGTCCCCAATAAGAACGGCCCCAACCATCAGTATTAGCTTCACCACCCATACCAGAGTGATTAGTGCAATAATAATATAATGTTGAAGGCGC